GGCTACATTAGCTACATTAGCATATATTGCATTATTTACATATCCTGTTACATTAGGACCCGCAACAGTAAAAGCAGTACCAGCATAGTTTGCATAATTTGCATTACCATCAGTAGATATTATTCCAGTTAATTGACTACCATTACCAAGAAAATAATTTGCACCTACATTACCTGAAAAGGTAAGACTGCCAGTAATATTAACTGGACCATTTACAGTTAAACTTGTTAAGTTACCAACTGAGGTAATATTAGGTTGTGATGCATTTACAACATTATTAGCATAATTTGCATAATTTGCATTACCGCCAGTAGTTACTATTCCTGTTAACAAACTACCATTACCTATATAATAATTTGCTGTTACATTACCATTAATATTAGCACCATTAGCAACTACACTTGATGGTATATTCATATTACCATTTTGATCCATAGTAAATGTTAATGCAGTATTATTGGTAGCATTATATACTATTGTTTGTGATTGAGTACCTGGATTTCTATTAGCGCCTGTTGGTAAATCAGTCATTAACACTTTTTGCCATGCTAACGATCTCCATACACCATTACCTCCATCAAAATTTGCACCACCGTTACCTGTATATGCAAGTAAGCCATTTCTAAAAAGATAATCACCTACTGCTAAATTGCTCGGAGATGCACGATTACCACGTGCAGTTCCAAATAGATAATTTTGATTTGTGTTCAATGCTGAATTATTGTTGGCCAAATAATTAACTTCAATAATATTAGCCATTGTAACATTACCGATTAAAGTAATATTACCATATGATGTAATAGCACCTGTATTTGCAGGATTTGTTCCAACTGATAAATTAACTAAAGTACCAACTGATGTAATATTTGGTTGAGCATTTGTATAAACTGTACCAGCTATTAATGAATTAGCCACTTGACCAGATACATTACTACCTGCTACACTATTAGCTGTTGTTGCGTATGTTGCTAAGTTAACAGCACCAGATACATTAGCTCCATTTACTGAAAAAGCTGTACCAGCATAATTTGCATAGTTTGCATTTGCCACTGGTCCGTCTAAATTTACAGGATTACCATTTGCATAATTAACCGCAAAGGTATTGCCTGGTAATGTTAAATTACCTGCATAATCAAACGTCCAATTCTGTTGTACTCCTGTTTCATTTGTTTGAACAACAAAATTAGCATTAGCATATATGGCTGCATTGCCATTTGACTCTAAATATAAACCAGTTGCATCATTAAGTGCATTAGCTGTAATCTCTAATATTGATGGACCAGTAATTATTTTTGCATCATTGTTAAAAATAACATTACCAGCTAAAGTAAGTGTACCATCAGTTGCAAATGTTGATATTGCACCATTAGCATCTACTATAACATTGCCATCTACGATAGGTATAGTAACACTTGTATTACCATTAACAATGTTAGTTGCATTACCTATACCAGTTAACAAACTACCATTACCAGTATAGTAATTGGCGGATACATTACCGGTTACATCTAATAAATCTAATGTACCAACTGATGTAATATTTGGTTGAGCATTCGTATATACAGTACCAGCAATTAATGCATTAGCTACTTGACCATTTACATTAGCTCCATTGACAGCAAACGCATTGCCCGCAAAGTTTGCGTAATTTGCAAAGTTTGCATAATTTGAATTTGCTAAATTAACAGGTGACCCATTTGCATAATTAACTGCAAATGTATTTGCTGGTAATGTTAAATTACCTTTTGAGTCAAATGTCCATGTATTCTTTATTCCAGTATCAGCTGGTTGAGTTTCAATAATAATAGTAGGCTGATTAATATTGCTTAAATCTAGATTAAGCCATGCCCAAGCAGGATTAGGTCCTGTATTATCATCTTCAGGATATACTTGCCAATTTTGTTCATTATGATAAATTTGTGTATATGCATTACCATTTTTAGCAAGAGAGTCAATATATGTATTTGCTAAATTTACGTGAACATTTGCTTCATTGCCTTTTACAACTAAATTACCCGCATAGCTTGAATAATTTGCATTAACAGCAATGATACCAGTTAATTGACTACCATTACCAAAATAGTAATTAGCAGTTACATTTCCATTTGCATGAATATTTTGAACTTGATTAGCACCATCTGTGCCTGAATTTAAAAAAGCTTCTACATTACTATTACCATATGCGTAAGTTGGATTAACTTCTGTAGAAGTGCTGTATAATGTAGTATAATTTGTATCTGGTACTGCCGATGTTACAACATTACCCGGTGTACTATTATATAAGGTAGTAAAATTATTTGTAGAAACTGTTACATTATCCACAAACGAATATAAACTTGTTGTATTGCTTGTATTGCTAGACATTAATATTGACCTTATTTAATATTATATTGGCGATATTGTCTTGGTTGCCAAACTGAAGTTAATCTTGTATGACCACCAGACCATTTACCAAGATTATTTTGATCTTCAACTGCTTGCCATGCTTCATTAAATTTTGTATCATAAATTGCGGCATCAGTTGTATTGTGACGTTTAACATAATATTCACGTAAAGTTGCATAAACATAACCTTCTGGCCAAGTTGCAAGAACAGCATTATTTTGAACAGTAACATCTTCAGTGCTTGTTGGTGCAAACAATAAAGGCCAAGCTCTATAATAATACATATTAATTAAATCACCGGCTGCTACATATGGTAAAAATTGATATTTGTTTCCCACCTCACTAAATTTACCACGAATAACTGCAGGTACGTTAACTGGTTGCAAATATAATTGAGCAACCATACTTTGTGTAATAATATCACGATCACCAATACGATCATATACGATCCATGGTCCTGTTTGACTAGATGTTTGTCCACCACTAGAAAATATCAATGAACCATTAACTGTTGTGGTATTTGGTAAAGTTAAAGTTATAACAGTTCCAATACCACCAGCACCAGTAATAAGACTAATTGTTGCACCTGTACCGATTCCTGTACCAGTTACATACATACCTACATTTAATGTTCTAGCTGGAATTGAAGTTAAAGTAACTGTATATTGACCACTGGTACCAGTAGCTGTTGCTGAAGTTGTAACTTGCTGACCTTGTTTGAAAAACAAAATTGGTTTATTCATGTCGCCTGGAATTGGTATATGACCATATTGATCAGCTACACCTATATTTTCTGGAGCATATGGATCACAACGCAAAGCTGGTAATTCGATATTACGCATAGACATTTCGGCCATGAATATACATTTTTTAATTTCTTCGGTATTATTGCTTCCGGTAAAATCTTGGATAAATGTTACCAAGTCATCTGCTGTTGGGATTACGAACATTATTAATTGCCCTTAAAAAATTTAGTTTGGCCTACACGAGTTGGATAAGGAACATCAACTGGAATAGGTAATTTGCCTCCTGGATAACATACATATTGATTGTATTCTGTTTCTACTACACGATAAAACTGTGCTTTTAATGTTCTATCATTTTTGATTGCATTCCAGGGCATGCCACCAAAATATTCATCTGATATACGAATAGAAACCACTGTGGGTAATTCCATCCATTTATGACCTAATTTACCATCTGGCATAAGCGGTGCCAATGGATCAGGTATACCTTCTTCTGCCGCTTTGCGATATATTCTACAATATTCTGCAATTGCATCAGTATTTGTTTGTTCACGTTGTATATAAAATTTACCGTCTTCACGACCAGATGTAACTTTAATGTTTTTACTTTTATTATACGATGATCTTTTCCAATCACCTTTCATAGCATTGTAAAGATCATTATTTTTCAATAATTTATCTGCCACACCATTATGATTTGTAACCATACCACCATGATCTTGTCTCCAATAATCATGATTTTTTTCAGGATCTTTATCGCTTAAATATTCGGGTTTATTAATATCATTCATAATAGTATTTATCAAAAGAAAAAAGGCTCCTAAGAGCCTTTTTTTAGATTAACTTAATTAATTAAGATTAAACTGCACCTGCACCTTGATTAGTACGTGATACCAATACTGAAGGACGTGCACCTGGTAAGTTAGCTTGTTGATCTGTACCAGCCATAATGTTGTTTAACAAACCAACACCAGCTGGGTTACGTACAATCAATGTACCTTCCATAATGAACTGATCCAAAGATGCGTCAGCATTTGAGAATACTTCATTGTTAGGTCCTAGATCACGCAAACCACCCCATTGAATAACATCTTCATTCAAGAAGTAAATGCTATTGCTCATACCTGATTGATTCATAATCCATGAATCAAATACTTCATAGCTATAATTGAAGTCACCTTCGTATGTAGCAATTGTATCACCGCGCTCTGAGTTCACACGATTAATACCTCTTGATTGAGGAATGTTATCACTGATACTAGTTCTTAAACTTGTAGGAGCAACAATAGTGCGAATTTTAGCGTTATAACGTTGTTCAGCAACAGTTACCAATTGCTTGTATAAAGCTGGTGAGAACAATTGATTAGTGAATGTACCAGTATAAAATTGTGAACCATTAGCTGAAATATTGAATGTATCAGTTGCTTCTGAAGCACTATCTGAACTTTCATTATTTGTCCATGTATTCAAACCTGTAACTGAACCACTTGTTGTATTGAAAGATTGTGTACCAGCAAAAGCTGACAATGAACCCATACGACGGCCAGTTTGACCTGATGGTAAACCAGATGCTGTACCAGTTTGACCAGCGTATTTTGTACCAATTTGGTCATTACGTACCAATTGAGCCTCAACGTCAAACATCATTTCAATCAATTGCTTGACTTCTTGATAAGCTTGTGGATCACCACCAGATTGCATAACAGCACGAGCTGTACCTGAAGCGGCAATAACTGTACTGAAAATCTGAGTATAGTTACCTAAGTTGTAACGCTGATTTGACTCAGCTTGTGATGTTGCAACTGTAGCACCTTCAACTTGAGCTTGCACTGCAGGCAAACGATAGATATCATCTGTCCACAAAGGCAAAGTTGAATTAACTTTACGTTTTTTACTCATTGCCATGTTTAACACAGGGGTATCGTCTTTTACACGATTTGATACATCTAAATCTAAGTCTTTAACAACGATATCAGAACCATAAGCTGTAGTACCGTTACCAATTTGACTGGTTGTAATTTCTGCCATAATATTCTCCTTAAAATGAATTGATTGGCTATTTTATCTACCACCTCTTGACGCACGAATTTTACTAAGTTGTGCCATCAAAAGATTGTCTCCGGCTTTTTTATCACCGGTCTTGGCTTGTTCACGAAGTTTGCTAATATCATCATTAGCGCCACGATTGTTAGTTGAACTACCGCGTCTTTGTGTCAATGCTGCCATTGACGACCCGGCTGATTTTTGAGTAGGTTTATCTCGATATCTTAATCCATCTCTGACTAAACTTAATAAATTTTCATCAGATGAAATTAAATCGATATTAGCAACTCCCGGAATTAATTCTTGATTAGCTTGAGGCCAAAGTTTAGCTACCTTATCACGAACTTCTTTATAAACATATTCGTTTTTCAACTCTTTGTCTTTAAAGTTTTTACGTGCGGTATCTAATCTTTCATTAACTTGTTGGCTACGAATTTGTCTAAATTCATCTACAGCTGGTTTCAGTTGCCCGATCACATTTTGCTGTTGCTGAATATAAGCTTCATTTTGTGCCATACTTGCTTGAATCCTTGCAATTTGCGCTGGATCCCTCGTATTAGCTAATTGTTGTTGAAATGTAGATTGATAATTTTGTGTTTTGACAATTTCATCATATGCACCTTTCAACTTTGGTTCAATTGTAAATTCCATTGCTAAAGTCAAACCTTCTTGTCTTATATGAGATTCTTTACGATACTCATCAAAGTCAGCTCGTTCAATTTTTAACTGTCTGGCTTCTTCATGTATTGCGCTTCCTTGACCTAATATTGAAGCTGCTTTCTTTGCATCAATAACTACTTCTTTACCATTTCGCATGAACTTGAACTTAGCGTTCGGGTTCGTATCTGCAAATTCGATAAAATCAATAAGTTCGTCTGCTGTAGAATTCTCTGAATCAATACTTACCAAATCTTCATTTGGGGTATCTTCTTCATGATTGCTTTCTTCAAAATTATCATCGCTGGATTCAGCAATTTCTGGCTCTGGCGCCACAGGGGTCGATGACTCTGCCGATTCATTTTCACCTGTTACAGTCTGTTCAGTAGGTCTAATTTGATTACGTAATGTGTTTTCACGCATTGCGGTCATTTTAGATGCTATAGAATCTAAACTTGGGACTGCACTTGTTTCAGTGACCGTGCTTGTTGAAGCATTAGGGCTGATTGTTGTTGTCATTTAATTTTCCTTTAATTTTCTTCGGGTGCAATTTCTGCATTACCTACACGATTTTTTAAAACAACAGCTCTTTTCAAGCTGTTTATAAACTTATCTATGCCTTTGAGTTCATGCGCTATCGCAATCTTCTCGTTATTATCTTCTTGAGAGTAGCCGTGAGTTTCAATTAACTCATCGGCTAACTCAAATTTAAAATGATGCACAAACATTGCTAAATCACGATTCTTTAGTAATGTTTCTGCTTGACTTCCATAATGCCTAATTTTATCTTTTTGACTTGGTGTCAAATTTTTAAAATCATTAACATTAAATGTTAATCTGTTATTAAAAAATTCTATGCTATTCTCATCTATCATATGCTATTCTTTCCGTATGTTTATTTATCTGTATATTTTAAGAATAAACTTTTGGTTTACCAACAGCTTGTGCCATATAATCTAATTGACTACGTGCATCTTTACCTGTTACTTCTGCACCAATTTGTTGTGTTTTTGCTTGATTCAATTGAGCAACACTTATATCTTTCTGATCAGCTGGACTAGGTCCTTTTTGTTTTGCTGATGCTTGACCTTGTTGTATCATAGCTTTTACTTCATCATCAGTTGGAAGATAAACATCACAATCTTTTACACCAAGAACATATAATGTATCAGCAAATGGTTTCTTAACTTTTTTATACATATCTGGAGTTAATGTACCTGCTTGTACCATACCTTGTGTAACTGTATATAAATCAGTTTGACATTTTTGTATAATTTGCAATCTACCTAATGCATTTTCTTCACTCATCATACCTAATGATAATTCTAAATGCAATTGTTTACGTTCACAAAAGTTCATATCGTCCCATGCTTGATAATCTAAAAAGACAGGAGTTTTGTCTGGATGAGAAGCTTGTGCTAGTTTTTTGATTCCATAATCATCACCATACTGAATCAATGTACGCCATATTAACCATAAAGCTTCTTTTAATCCTTCGGCTGAGTTACGAACTGTGTTGTCTTGTATAATTTGATTTGGAGACAATGCCATTTGTAATTTTACACCTGAATTGCCTGGAGCCATTACTTCTGGATTAAACACATCTGTTGGTGTAGTCATTCCTACCATGGCCATTGTATCTTGTTGTATACGATTCATTGCAACTTCTAAAAATTGCAAATTGCCGCTTGGAGGAGGCATTGGATAAACGTCTTTTGTTGGGTCGAATTTACTATCTAAAATAAAAATGGCTGATTCACCATCTTGCATCATTTCAAAATCAACACGATCTGGCTTTACACCAATCCTAGGTGTTGCTGTTAATAATCCTAATTGTATCTCTGCTCTTGCAGCGGATGTGTTGTATTCTTGCATAGGTATTACTGATTCAGCAATACTCATGCCATAGAAGTTCCCTGGTAATGGCTTAGGACACATGTTAGCAACTGGAATAAATTCAACTTCTCTTGCACTAATGATATATGAACCAGAATAAATTAATTCAATTAATTCTAATTCTCCATCTCCGTCAATATCATATTTGTTCCATACAGTTACAACTGATACCATACGTGAATCTGGATCTGCTGATGCGGCTGATGAAACAGGAATACCCATTACAGGTACTGAATCTCTTGCATGTATTGCTAAGTTATTAAGAACTGATCCAGCTTGATAAGCTCCGTTCATGTTATATTGTGCATGTAACCTAACTTCATCTAAATCTACACCAGGATATAAATCAGTTAATTCTTGAATTGTCATTGGATCATAATAACCACAAAATGGTTGATCTTTCATTTCAGGACATGTGGGATCACAAATCCAATAATGTTGTGCGATAGGATGAAATTTAATGTTAACACTATAACCAGTTAACTTGTATTTTGCTTTATAAATTGTATTGCGATTAATAGCATCATTGATAATTGATTCTTGCTGATCAAGATGATCTTCATGCATTTGTCCAACTTCATCTTGTAAGTTTTCTTGATTATCTTCTGGTAAGTCATTTAAGCCAGATATAAATTTATCAGCAATATTTTTAGCATGTTCTTGACTATTTTCACCAAGATTTTGTTTAACTTCAGCCATTACTTTATTCATATCAACTGTAAGTTTTCTACGATTTTGACGCAATGCGGTTAAACCTGATTCGGCAGCTTGTTGTTCAAATGCTTTCAATTGATCTAATGTACCTTGTGTATCTACATAACGAACAACTTGTTCTCTAACTGGTTTGATCATCATCATACCATTTTTATGCATACATGCATCCATGATCCATCGTTCTAAAATAAAATGTGGATCATTCATTTGATTTACGATTTTTTTAACCATTTCAGTTGCTTGTCTAGCCGCAACTTCATCATCTTCACTATCAGCTACAAATTCAAAATTGATCTCACCGTTTGGCATAAGACCTTTAGCGATAACAGCCGTTGCGTAATCCACGACAGGTTTGACACTAGGATGAATGTAATCAATACCATTAACAGGGGCAGTACTATCAGTAACAGCAAGGCACAAATAATGGTAGTCGGAGGCTCTGTTGACCGCATTTTTAGTTCCTAAATAACGAAGATAACTTGCCATTTTTGTGTCCATTTGATTCTTCATTCGGACAAATCTGGCATTAATATTTTTATTTTGATTAATATTACTAACAGGGATATTTTTTATATCTAACATATTGAAGGTTTACCTTTATAATAATTATTTATCATTTTGATTTTGGCTCATTTGGCTTAGGATATTTTTTTTCTTTTAAGTCTTTGTTACCAAATATCTTTTCCCATCTAGCTGAAAAATCTTCTAGTGGTATTTCTCTTGGTCTTTGATTGCTTCCTTTACTCATATTATTTCCTTTTATTAATTACGATGGATTATATGATTTTTTCCATGCGGGAAGAGAACTTTCATCTCTTTGGGGAACATACCTATCTCTTTGTGCCATCATTCGTTGTTGTCTGGTTCTATTGTCCCAGGGCTCGGCTAAACCATTCAAGCAACCTAATATTGCATATCTAGCTGAATCAATACAATCATCTGGATCTGAAAATCTACCTTGCCCATCAACAAAATAATTTTGTGCTTCAGTTAAAAAATGTGTACAATTTTCATTGATCATCAAACTGCCCACTTCTAACATTTGACGCATTTGATTTATACCATATGCTTTATGATTTGTTATTCTACCTTGCGAATCAGGTGGATTCATAATAGCTTTTTCATAAACGTTTAATTCGTATTGTTCAAATAATTCACGAATTGAATTGGCACTCATAGTATATCTGCCTTGAGTACTTGCGTCAGCAGGTAAAACAATAGGAGTACCAAACACTTCAGGACGAAGGAGATGATTGATATACTGAGTGGGGACAGCTTCTTCAATACCTTGCACAATAATTTGTTTATGTAAATATGCATTTTTATCATAAGGATCCCAATACATTAATGAAATTACAGTTTTGTCATTAATTAATCCCAAATCAAGCGCAATAATACGTTGAATATATGGCATTTCTGAAAAATTAAATTCACCTGTTTTATAAAGTGGCCAATTAGCAATTTGAAATACAGCACCTTTACCCATAACAGGTTTACCGGCTATACGAGCTTCACGTTCATGTGGAAGATAATCTCTTTCTAGTTGCCGTCTAGTTTCCATAAGCAAAAAAGGTTGTCCCCATGGATCATATTCAGGTACATCTTCCCATGCTACACGAATAAATTCATATCCTTCTTCTTTGTTCCAAAATTTACTTACTAATCCATTTAGTCCTTTTAAGGGTGTAAACGAACAAAGAACTTTACCTTGTGTTGTAGCTGTTCTAGTAACCATTTCTGAAAAGAAGTCATCGGGTGGTTGTTCATCAAATACAGCTAAGTTTAATTTGAATCCTTGTAATTGTCTAACTTCTTGTGTATAGTTAGCAAATAAAAGATAACTATTAGCACCTGTTTTGTGCTTGATTTCAACCCCAATGCAATTAGCTCCATCATTCCGCATAGTACTAGTAACAATGCAAGTACGAGGTATAGCGCCAGTGCCAAGATTTTCTGTAATTTTAACATCTTGTGATCCTAACAATTCATTTTGTAATACAAGCGCAACTTGTGACCAACCCTCACCTGCTACCATGCATGTGATTGCATGATCAAATCGATAACCTTCCCACCAATCGGGATATAGTCCAGTTAAATGCATTGCTGTTTCATAACAAGTTGAAACTGTTTTACCAATACGATTGGCAGCTAATATTCCACGTCTTGGATTATCTCCAGTAGAAAAAAATCTTAGTTGATGCTCAAATGGTCTAAAGTATTTAAGCTGATTATATTTCATATCTTCAGCTACACTAATAGCCAGGTCTTCAAGTTGATTTCTTAAAGGACCTGGTATTGTTAATAAACTAGGGATCGTTAATTTATTCTCATCAACTGCCCAGCGTAACGCTCTCGCCATAAGCGTTTCGTTAGATATCATCTTAATTTATCCGTTGATGATTAAGTCTATTGGTTAAATATTGAATAACATCTTCAACTTCTTCTCTGGATAAATTCATATTTGTATGTGATATACCAAGATCATCATGATTAAAACGTAATGTAATAAACAAATGACTACCAAACCATTTTGATTCAATATCCATTGAACTTTCTTCATTGCATGTTATATTAACTCGTGTACCTTGATTCATACTTCCTCCGTAGGATAATGTTGATTCATAATTGATAGATAATATAAACCATGTGAAAGATCATGAATTTCATTAGCTGATCCTGCCCATGTAGAAGTGTCTGTCATATCTGTTGATTTTTTGGTTAATAAACCTTGCAATCTTTCTGCTGTTAAACGCATACAATGTTCGATTTGACCTGGAAAACGTTCTTTAAAAGCATCACGGTGAGCTTTATTAACTTTTTGTAAAATTAAAGTATCTCGAACCATATTTTCTTCTTTTTGTTTTACTGCACCTTCAATTTCTTTATTTCTAAAGTTTGGACTAATTGTGCCATCACTTTTCATTATCATTGTCTAATTCCTTTGCTTGTTCTAATTCTTGTTCTAATTCTTGTTCTAATATTTGTTCTTTTATTAATCTTTTTTTAGCATATGCTTTTTCTCTGCCTATACTTAATTTAGTTAAATGTTCTGGACTAAGTATTTTACCTGTATTGCCCTCACTTACATTTTCACTTGATTTTATTTTTTTAACATTATTAACATTATAAGGACCAGTATCATTATAGCGAGCCATTACTAATTGCCCAATATATGTACCTCTATTATTGATATCTGGTCCCCACCATTTTACCCATTCATCATATGTAAACTCCCAATCGATTCCTCGATATTGGGCACAATAATATGCATTGTAATATTGTCTATAATATAATTTTGGATCGCCTTTTTTATTTCTTTTAACTTTCATAATATTCACCTAATTATTATTTTGATAAATCCCACGGATTATCTTTAGCTGAACTATCAATGCTAATTAATTCACGATCAATCCATATTTCCCATTGATTGGTTTTATTAACTCTAAATGATTGCATCATTCCACGCAAACGTTTACCTTGTGGAGTAAGAGTACCATCTTCACGCATAATAACTTGTTCACCAGTTCTTGGATCGATCCATTTGATAACTTCTGGACGAGTGCGACCAAATTTGTCAAGTTTTTCACCATGAGCTTTTTGTTCAAGTGGACCTAATATTTCATAACTAATCATTCCATTTTTATATTTACGAAACATCATATGTACTTTTTTATCTTGCGCTCTTTCTTCTTCATTTGGATGAGGAATATGAGGTGAATAAAAACTATTTTGAATTTCATTTCGTGCAGGTAAAGTAATATCTCTAGCAGGAACTTCTTTCAAATCTTCTGTGGGAATTAATTCAGCTTTGTCAATATATGGATTGTTTCCACTAATATATTTAGGATCAATGTCCTGACCATTCAATACAGCTAATGCAACTTCATATTTTAATTTATTTGCACGTCCCTTAAGGTTAAGAGTAACTGATGTTACGTCATATACAAAACGTTCTAAATCTGTTGCTGTGGGAAAGTCTGTCATTAAGCCTTCAATATCAAAATCACTTGAAATTGAGATTTCTTCTGGACTAGTTGGCTTTAATTTATTGTATTCAACATCAAATGCATCTGATGCTTCTTTAAGTTCTTGTTTAAGTTCTTGTTTTAAGGGTTTAAGATTATCAGCGTTGATATCTTCTCCCCAAATATTTTCTGCCGCGGGTGTGTTTTGTTTTTTCATTTCTATACCTTTCAATTAAAAACTATAAAGTAAAAGAGTGCCAATCACTCTTTTACTAATTCTATTTATCTAATTAACCAATTTTTTTAGGACTCTTATATTTGCCAGGCAATTTAGAACCATTAGCTGTTGGATTAGTTTTAGGACCTGTATTATCATGCATACTTTCCAATGCAGGATCATCATGACCTCGTTGACCACGTCCGCGCATTTCTAATGCTGAAGTAACCATATTTGCTATTGAAGCTCTTTCGTTACCAGTAGTAGCTTTAGCTTCATTAAAAGCTTTACGTTTACTTGGTGTACCTTCGTTACCTGTACGAGGACCTTGTGCTTGATTGATCTTATGACCAGTAGTTGTTGTTTTCATTAAATTATCCTCCTGTTGGGGTTATTACTATTGATGCAGTGCCACTAATTGTAATGCCACTGATGACGCAATTTCCATATCCATCATTGAATGCTGAACTTTCTATATCACCACCTAATGTAATAATTTCTACAGTAACTGAACTGTTTGGTGCGATATAGAAGCAATTGCCTACTGTACCGTTTCCGGGAATTGTAATTGTTCCTCCATCTTGAGCAATTTTGACGAATACGCCATTATTGTTGCTGATGTTATCAATTCTTAAAAATCTTGGTTGCGTTCCGCCAGGTAATGGATTACGTTGAATGGCCCAACCGAAGTCTATTTGATCTGTAGTGCAATCTAATCCTAAATTGTCTAATATATTACTAATTTGCATATATTTCTTATCCTTTACGGAAACCTTTTAATGTTTCAGCTAAACGTGCACGTTTACCCTCAACACCTGGGGCTTTTTCAGCCTTAGCTAATTTTTTAGCTGGAATTGTTTTACCAATTGGTACACCAAGTTCTCTATGTAAAGCACCAGGATGCTCAATTGCTTTTTGAATCCACTTATGCGCTTCTTTCATGTGATGCTCGGCTTTTTTCATGTGAGCGCCATGTGTTGTTTTTTTAGTTGCCATTATATATCCTTAATATTAATATTGACTCTTAGGTCCAAAGTTAATTGAACAATTATTCTTTGGTTTATCTACACCAGTACCACCTTGACCACGATCTTGTGATTTACCTTTAATGCTATCAATATTAGTAAATTTTGTACTTGGAACTGATTTAGTTGTTGGAGGGGCTCTATATGCATCTTTGGTTGCTGAAGGACCTACATCCATTAAACGATAATCTTGATTACCTACTGTAGGACCACGACCCTTATTGATTAACTTATCACTTGATTCAGTACGTGACCAATGATTTACTTGTTCTGTACCTGTTCTAGCATTGCGACTATAACCATCGCCACCTTGACCATTAAAAGCTAGGTTTTTATCGTCTTGATCTTTTGATTTCATTTTGTTTTTCCTTTAGATTTATTAGCTGCCGTGCGTTTTGTTGCATAGGCTATTGCCACAGCTTGCTTAGTTGGCTTACCATTAGCTATTTCCTTTTTGACATTTTTTGAAAATGCTTTATTCGATGTTGATTTAATAAGTGGCATAATTATATTTAGTCTTTCTCAATTCCGGTTAACTTAGCTAAAGCATCAGCAAATGCTAATTTTTTGCTTTCAACAGCATCAGCCGAATCTGTTACTTCAATTTTAGCTAAAGTATTCATAACTTTTCCTAATATCAATGTATGATATTTGTGAGTAAGTTGTGGATCTTTAGTTCTAGCTATCAAAAAATCAGTAACCAATAAATCTTCATAATCTTTACCACCAGACTTTTCTTTAAGTTTAGCTAATAAAGTGTTTACACTAATTTCTTGAGTACTACCTTTTCTTCTGCCTGCACCTGGTCTAGCACCACCTTTACCAGTTAACTTTTTAACCGGTATGATTGGCACTTCAACTATTTTATCTATGCTTGGTTCTATTCTTTTTTTCATAATGTTATTTATCGTTTTTATTTTATGTTAAATATCAGATCGAAAGGAATCGAAATGAAATATTACTCTTGGTCTCCAGCTAGTGGATTAGATGTGTCAAACATTGTTTCACTAACACAAAAAAACTTTGAATCTGAAATTGATACCATATTTAAACCTGATCCTGTTGCTTATAGTAGAAATATCACGTTAGCGATAGTTAAACAATTTTTTATGCCAAATGACGAATTGGTCTCAATAGCTAAAGATGATGAAGGCAATTTATTAGCATATACATGGGCGGTTCGCAATGAACGAGCTCCATGGTCAGATGACGAAATGGTTGTAATTCGCATGGCACATTTAGATATGCAATTACCAATAAGATTACGTGTTAAGTTAATTAAAGAAATGATGGCAATTTGGGAAGCTTTTGCTTTTACTTGCAAAGTTCCAATCATATGTTCAACTACTATGCGTAAAGATCGTGATGGTTTCATAAAGTTACATGAGAAAAATAATTATGATATTCGTGGTAGTTATTGCTATAAACGTTTAATATTCTAAGCTGGCTCTTAGCATCCAAGCAAATTTCTTATGTTTACGAATACGATCTTGTGCAAAATTTGCAATATCATCATATTCTTCTACTTCAGCAATTTCTTCTAATTTAATATAACTATTAATCATATGTTCTTGACCTTCAAGAACTAATTTTAATAAATCTTTTGGATCAGAGCTTGGTGCGATTGTATCTTCCATATCAGCATAGCTCATGATATCACCAATTGTTTCTGGTGCATATTCACCACATGCACGAATCAATTCGCCAAGATCATCTTGTATAGCTTCTGAATCTTCATACATCTTTTGTAATAGTTTATGCCAACTATAAAAATTCTCACCCTCAATGTTAAAATGTATTGAATGTATGCGATAACTGTTTACAAAATTATCACTGTATGTTTCTTTTAATTGGTCTAATGTATTCATTGCTACCCTTATCTAGAATATGGTTGAAAAGGCACTTGTTGTCTGCGTTGCAACTCAGCCTGTTCGTTTGGATTTAATCCTTGACTATATGTTAATGCACCTAGGCCTACTCCTGCTCTACCGATATTGCCTGCATTTTGCATAACTTTTTGCATTGCAATATCACCTACTGCATGTGCACGAGCCATACCTTGTCTTGTGTATTCTGTTGCTCTTTGTATAATGCTAGGTTGACTAATTGGTTGTTTTAATGCTGCGTCCCATGTTGGATTAAGCATTGATCCTCCGGCGGCAGGATTAACCGGTGTAGTTGGTGCAACAGGTGCAGACGGTGTCATGCCAGGTCTGTTGTTCATTGATTTTAATATTGGATCGACAATAAACTTTTTACCAGCAGCTAATTCTAAACCATATTGTACTAAAGGATGACCTAAAGCTTGTCCTATCATATTTGCACCTGTTTGTGCACCACCTACCAATGCAGTTCCTATTGTAGGACTTTGATCTTGTTTTTGTTGTGTTTCATTTTGTACATTAGAAACATCTTTACCAAATTGTGAAGTTGCTCTTGCGTTAACTTCGTCATCATGTATTTCATCTGGCACATCTTCATAGACATGACTTGTACCATCATCAAATTGTATTGTTACGTTTCTTGGCATTACCATTTACTCCTTGTCGGTTCTTGTACTGAATTTAATACTTGTATTGTTCTTGGTAAAAGTTTTTTATCAAAATCTTTTAAGCCTGCACTTTCATAAGTTTGTTTTAGACCTTTAACTTGACCAGCCATCAATTGTTGATACTTTTTAATAACTTCAGCTAACTGTTGTGGGCTATTTGCTTTGTCAATTTCTCTACGAATTTCTTCACGATCACCTAATGCACTTGCACCACCTGATACTGCTTTAGCAACTTCACTACCTACAATTGATTTAAGTGCATCAAAATTCGTTGGAGCAGATTGACCTGTATTTTTAGCATATTGTTGTGCAATACTATTAAACAATGGAATATTACCATTGTTTAATTCTTTAGCGGCTTTATCTAATGTATCCAAATGATCAACAGCAACATTCATACTTTGTACAGCTTGACCTTGCTTACCTGTTGTAAAGTCTTGTCTAGTTTTGGCTGCAATTTTATATTGTGAACCATCATATGTTTTACCTTGCTCACTTGCTAAACGATTAACTTCATTCATTATAGCAATCTTAGTTGGTGTAGTAGGACCAGTTGGGGCCGGAGTATCATAATCTAATATTTGTTGTGCTATACTTTTTGGTCCAATTGGTGCTGTAGTTGGTGCTGTAGTTGGTGATGTCGTTGGTGCTGTAGTTGGTGCTCCGGGTGCTATGCGCGGGAAAGCTGCTGGAGCTGTTGGAGCTGTTGTAGCACCTTCTGTACTTGGTACTGGTAATGCACCGCCACCAAATGGTTTACCTGCTATAGATGAATAAGATTCATTACGTGCTTGTATAATTTGATCTTGTGAATACAATGGTCGACCAGTTGCGGCAATTGCATCTTGATTAGCTTTACTCATTTTAGTTACAATTGAGTTGGCTGCTGTTAATCCTTTAATATGACCAGGATCTTGTTGACCCATTGTAGTCATACTAGCTGGAGCTTGACGAGACCATTGACCATTTGCTGTAGAATCACGATATATCATACCACTAGCTGTACGCTTAGATTCAAATGTATGCAATTCTCCGTTAACAGGAGCTTGATGCAATGTCATACTTAAATCAGTTGCTTTACCTACACCTTGTGATGCATAAGCGGTTAGTTCTTCTGGTGTCATTGGTTTACCGTTTTCTAATGTACCACGTAATGGTAAACCTTTTGCATTGTATTCAATCAATCCAGCTTTACCATTAGCATCCATAGCTGGTTGCCATTTATTACCAAAACCCAATTTAACAGCTTCTTCACCAGCCAATTGTGGGCTAATGAAGCCAAGCAAAATCATCTTTGCCCATGATCCTTCTTTACTTGATAATTCATTTGCAATTTGTCTTGAAGCTTTGGGATCACCTTGTGCGGCTGCCATGGCTAAATCTTGTACTTGTTGTGTAGCTTCTTTTTGCTTAACTTCTTGATTTAACAATTCACTAGCTCGATTACCAGCTCGTTCACGAATCCATTCTGGATGACTATCATCATTACGTATTTTTAATAATTCTAATGGATTATCTTGATTAGCCTGGTATGTATTTACGCTTTCATTTGTTGAAGGTATACCTACTTGGGTACTAGCTGGAAAACCAGGTGCTATTTGTGGTTGTTGATTTGGCATTTGCAAACCCATTCCACCTGTTGTGCCAGCTGCATTGTATAAATTTTGTGTTGGTGTATAACTTGCTTCACCGGGCGGTGCTATATTTGCTTGATTTTGTAAACTAGTGGGAGAAACTGGTCCAGTAATAGATGGTTGACTTGATGGCGAAGGTTGTCCGCCCATTCTATTTTGTACTATATTTTGTACATTTTGAATTCCACCATTTGCGGCAGCTGCTTGAGGACTAATTGTACCATTCGTTAAATAATCACTTAAACCTTTTGCACCTAAGAAATGTGCACCGCGTATATTTGATTCGCTTGGTTCTATACCTTGATTTTGTAATTGTGTAGCTAAAACACCTTTATATGTATTGTTAACTTCAGTTTGTTCAGCTGGAGTTAAACTTGTGATATCTCTATTTGCATATTTTGGATTGGCAGCTTGAACATCTTTATAAGCTGCTCCTGTAATACCATATGTACCATATGCTGATGATTGTCGTTGTCCTTCTTGGTTAACGGGATAATGATAACCAATATTGGGATTGTTACTAGATTCTTGTTGACCAATATAAGCATTATAATTGGTTGGACTAACTGGACCTATATTAGCTGGAACATTTATAGTTGTTTTATGTTCTTGGCTACCATCACCATATGTTGTTGACTCCTGTTTTTGTACAGGAGTCGCAGCCGTTTCTTCACGCTGACGTTTTTCTTCATCAGTTTCTTCCCATTGACCAGTATCTTGATTATATTGTGGCATGTTTTTATTTCTTTATATTAAAATGAAATACCCTTAAAGGATGCTCCAAGATTTGAACCACTAGTAGTTGTAGATTGAGTACCAGAAAAGTTAGGATTGTAACTTGCACTTGGTGTACCAAATATAACACTAGCATATTGATTATACAATTGTTGTGGAGTCATCGCGGCTGTAACAGCTTGTCCTTGTGCACCTATCGCTTGACCTAATCCAGCTTGACCTAATCCAGCTAATTGACCAGCTGCGGCAGCTTTTTGTGATTCTATACCAGCTTGAATTTGTGCGGCTGTTTGTGCCATTGCAGCTTGTGTTGTTCCAGCTAGTTGTTGTCCTGCTAAAGCTTGTCGTGCTGAACCTAATTGACCAGCACCACCAAATTGTGCTTGTTGTCCAGCTAAGTTTTGTGCATATTGTGCTTGAGCAGGAGCCATGGCTGCATTGATTTGACTTTGTTCGTAATCGGGTGAAAATAAACTTTCTAATCCTGTTACACCAGTGTTCAATGCTGATGCCCCTGTTTGTCCTAACTGTTGACCAGCTTGTTGTGCTGTACCAGCTAAGTTTTGTGCGGCATTTAAGACACCGCCTGCATTTTGATTATACAGATTAGTTGCACCAGTTACTGCATTTTGATAAGTTGGTGCAACTGTTCCAGTAAAGAAACCTGTTTGTGCCGCTATCTGTGCATTTTGTTCTGGTGATAATGTTGGTACCGTAGTACTAGTGCCTTTGCCTGCGCTCATATATATATCCTCATAGTATTATTTATCTTAATATTTATCATCGAATTATCCGGCGCCCCCTGTGGCTCCTGATTGATCAGTTGTATTAGTTGTTATAGTTGGTACATAGGGTGCGATTGGTGTAATATTTACTGTTGGTAATGGTTTGAATGGTGCTAACAATTGTTGATTTTTTGCATAATTTGTTATACCATAATTTGTTGGTGCATTGGGCATACGCCAATTGTAATTTGTTGCTGTAGTTAATGTTGGATTAACATTTTCACCTCTTAACAAAGAATTGATTTGTTCTTGTGATAATGGTTGTTCCATTTGTTGTAAGCCCCATGGATAAGGAGATGCATTTGGAACTTGATTATATAAAGCTTGATTAAATGTTGAACCTGCTTGATATGGATGTTGTCCATAATTAAATTGTGATTGTACTGGGCTTGTTGTAGAATAAAAAGCACTTGGTGTAATGTATCCTGGATTTAATCCACCATTAATTAATGGAATATTTGTTTGTGGAACACTAGGAGTAGTAATCGTTGGTGGAACTACTTTTGGTGTAACAGGAGTCGTTGGTGGAACAACTATTGGAGGCGTTGGTGGAACAACAGGGTTAACCGGGGGAGTAGTAATGGTAACTGGTGGCAGTACTGCTGGTACAACCGGTGGAGTAGCTGGAACAGTTATACCTGTATCTTTCGGTGCTGTTATGGTTACAGCTGGTAAAATAGGTGGAGTTACTACCGGTGGAGTAGCTGGAACAGTTATACCTGTATCTTTTGGTGCTGTTATGGTTACATCTGGTAAAATAGGTGGAGTTACTACCGGTGGAGTAGCTGGAACAGTTACACCTGTATCTTTTGGTGCTGTTAT